CCTTGTCGAACACGTGGGTGTAGCGCAGGTTGGTCGAAACGGTCTTCTGCCCTAGTATTTGCATGCGATTTTTGATGTCGGGCTCGACCTTGGAGAGACGCGTATTGCGTGTATGGCGCAGGCTATGGATCACAAGGTTCGACGGGTACCCCGCACGGTCCCTTGCCGATTTGAAGATATCTAGCAATTGGTCGCCAGTTGGCAGGTGTCCAGACAAAAGAATGGCCTTCATTTCCTTGGCCAGCGCCGCTCTTACGTAGACACGTCGCGAGGTATTGTTCTTCGTCTGTTCGATGCCCTCCAGGCCTCCTCCGAGCGTTACCCATCCGTTCTCCTCGCCAGTCTCGTCATCAGGCTCAATGGTGATCTGGGAGGGCTGTAGGGGCTTCTTATTGCGCCGGCCGTGGCCGCACAGCTCACCCCTTCTCAGGCCAGTCTCAACGAGGAACTCGACGCACTTGGCAGCGACCGGGTGGCCAGCCTCGCGGATCAATCGGAGGATCACCTCGTCCTGGGCTTCATTCGCCAGGATGGCCCGCAGCGCGTTGGTCTCCCGATACAGGCGCACCGTAGGCTTCACCGGGATCCACTTCTTGATCTCGCAGCAATGGAGCACCGCGCTCATCACGGTGAGGTATCGGTTCTTCGTGCTGTCCTTGATGGGCTTGTTGCCCTTGCGGATCTTGTCGAGCTTGCCCTTGAGGACATCAGTGGTCTCTTCGCCCATCTGTGTGACCTCGTAGGGCCCCAGGTGCTGCCGCACGAAGTCCAGGCGCTGACACAGGCTCTCATCGTTCGTGAGGTCCCAGACGCCCCTGGGGCCCTTCATGGCCTTGGCCATCTCGACCGCCTCGGCGAACGTGGGCGCGCCGGTCGACTGGGTGTTCTCAAGGGTAGGGGGTTCCTCGCCCGTGAGCTTGACGTACAGCTCGTAGCCCTCGGCGTCCTTCTTGGTCTTGAAGCGGCGTCGGAAGGTCTTGGGCTTGCGGTAGACCTCGCCAATCCACACGCCCGTGAGCTTGCCGTCTCGTTTCTCAGCGTATGCCATTAGGCTCCTCCAACAGCTTCATCGAGCGGGCCCAATAGACCCCGAAGTATTCCCTGCGGTGCCTTAGGGCGTACGCCCAGGCATCTCGGCGCGCCGCAGTGGCGTTCGTGTAGTTCATCGGGACGAGAGAGAACTCGCCGACGTAGATGTTCCAGAGGCCAGGGGCGTCCTCGCGCACACTGATCATTGACGGCGCCAGGACCCACTGCACGGCGCTAGACCGTTCCCAGTGAAACGCGGGCATCACTTGGCCCTCCGCAGGCGCCGCAGGGCCATGTTGACGTCGTGGGAGAGCTTACGGCCCTTGGGTGTCAGGCGGGCCCTGTGCTTCCTGAGGTCGTAGGGGTCGCGTTCCTGCACGATCAACCCCAGGCCTTCCTCGCGCTGCCGGTTGCGGTCGCCCAGGTCCAGCAGGTTGCGCGTCATGACGGTGGGCGTAATGCCGGCCTGGGAGGCATACTCGGCCACTGTCAGGCCCTCCTTACGAGCCACCAGCCCGAACGCGCGGATGTAGGCTATGGGCGGGACACCGTGGCCCAGTCGGAACCAGGGCTCAATGGCCAGCAGCTGTGCGTCCCAAGTCTCCTGCTCCTCTTCACTTATTGAGGGCTTCATGTACTCAACCACCAATGTCTCCGCCATCATGATCTCCCTCAATATTAGCCGCGATAGATGAAAAAGAGTCCAAGAATGAATAGGCTTATGTTGACTATCCCCCGACACGGTAGGCCTGACAGCACAGCAGCCAGGAACACCAAAATGAAACCCAGTGTTGACATCGCGTCCCTACCTCCTCACGTTCCAACACGGAACCATAATCATGGCACCGTGCACCTCATTTAGCAAGTGGCAGCTAATGCAGCACAGAAACAAGCCAACAGGCCGCGATACGCCAGTACGTGTTAGCACGGCGCCACAGGGCCCCGCGTGCCTTCTTGAACTCAAGGACCGCTAGGAGGTCTTCAGTGTCGTAGGGCATCAGCACCAGCTTGTTGTCCCAGTGCACGAGCGCCGGTTCCAAACCTTCCATTAGTATCCCGAGTTCCCCGGAGGTTTCGTCAACGTAGATCACGAAACCTTTAGCACCCGCAGGCAAAATGCCGCGCTCGGTTTCATACGGAGCGCTGGTGACTACGGGTGTGCCCACCGCGATTGTGTGCGGTGCCTGCTTTGACCTGATATCGGATTGCGCGTGGTTGTTGTCGTCAATGATGAACGTCGTTCGCATGGTTGTTGTTACCGCTAGTTTGCCCAGGCGGATTGACTGCCGCCCCACCAGTCCGTTTCCACAATTTCCCTAGTGCATCTCTTGGCTGCATTATGGTCAATAGACGCCTCAAGGAACCCGTGAATAATGCTTACGCAACCCTTACACCGAGCCGATCTGTGGCCCGCCCGCCACGCATTGCATGGATTTGATTCATACGATTCCCCGGTTAACTACGGAGCCGCGCAAGGTTCGCTGCGCCGCGCCATGCCGCACGTTCTTCAGTATAGAATCCTAGATATACCTCAGGGTGGCGTGGGGCTCCTGGGGTGACTACGGTGTAGGCACCGAGATCATCGCACCAGCGGACGCGCCAGCCAGCCAGGAAGGCCTTATCGATCCAGTGTTGCCATTGGTCAGTCATCCGCCGACCTTTCCGAAGTCCCACGCCATAACCTCGTCGACGCCGCGCCAGCGAAAGACGCTAAGGCCTGTGAGCCAGTGGTAGACATCAAAACCAACAGCATGCTCTCGCCAGTACAGGCGGACTAGTAGCGCCCTCAGTATCGGGCAGTAGTGAAAGCTAGTTGTCATAGGTACCTCACGATGAAACCAATTCCCCAGGCCATGGCACCGAGCCAGAGCGCGAGAGCGAATGAAAACGCCCAGGTGTCCACGTTGCTATCAGCGGGCATCGCGGGCCTGCTCTAGGTCGGCGAGGGAACGTTGGGCCGCGAGGTCGTCACGGTCCAAGCCTTCGCGATGGCACGCGGCCCATTTCCACGCGTCGCTGCCGGTGTAGTGAACGCACAAATCAGGATGCCATACGACTAGCGCGTTATCCTCAACGTCAAACGCTTCGCGCCAACCGTTCGCACGTGCCCACAGTTTCCACATGTTCGTTTGCTCCTATGAAACAAGAGGTTTCCGACGATTGCAGTGTGCCCATCATCAGGCCGCGCGGATACGCGGCGACCATTGGGGAGCGTGGGGCTCCCCTAGGTTTCGGGCTCAGAGGCGTGGAGGCTTGCGCGTAGAGACCACAAACTTGATCGCGGGCTCATCCTTGCGGAACACCGCGAGCCATTCGTTCACTGTGTCGGCAGCACACTCACGCTCCGCAACCCAATGCATCCCGCGCGCTACGCTCCACCGCTGTGACCAAATCGTGATCATGTGTCAGGCCTCCATCATGGCTTTGTGGATGCACTGGATCACGTAGTCCTGTGCGATCCCTTGGCCCGTGGTGGTCCGCGCCCACACACACATGCCTGCGAAGTCTTTATCGACCTTCTCGCCAGCGGCGATCAGCTTGTCAGCGAGCCAATCGGTAACCGCCCAGTGCTCGAAGACCTCGCGGTCATAGGGTTCGATATTGTGCTCGTCACAGAAGGCGGCCCAATCTTCGACACTCGCGAGAATGTCAGCGCGCATCTTCTCGACTGGCATGTCCTCCGGCGCGGGACCGTGCGTCGCATATCCGACGTCCTGGCAGCGCTCCCAATCCCATTCGTGCACGTTCTGGATTGCCGCTTCCGCATAGTCAGGCACGGGCGAAGCAATCTCCATTGCCTGCTCCGACAACTCGGCAAGCGGATTGCGAGCCCCAGCAATCGTTCCGTAGCCCTCGGCAAGCGTCGAAACGAGTGACGAGAGGCAAACGAGGACTTCCGATTGGATCATTTGGTCAATGGTGCGCATGTGGTCGTCTCCTATCATGTGGCAGATATCCGGGCGCACGGGCGCCTCTACGGCCCTAAGCCGGGAAGCCTTGCGGCGCCCGGCGTAAAGCCTATGGATCGCGGCCTAGTCGTCTTTCCACGTGATGAACATGACGGCGCACCACCGGTACGGGCGGAATTCGATCATGTCGCCGTGCTCGCTAGTGACCCCACGAACCCCTGTGAGGCCTAGGGCGGCTTTGGCCTGCTTCATGACCTCGCGGCGCTGCGAGCGATTGGCACGCGCGTAGCTGCCATCCGTGGAGCCCGTGTATCCGTAGTGTGTGAGTTCAGGCACGGTGACGACCGCACGCTTCACCCATGAGTAGTTAGCTTCGCCTGCGAACGTATCGGTAAACTCAACGTCATAGCGGTGCATTGTGGCATCCTCTCATCATGTGGCAGATATCAGGGCACAACTCGCCCCTCTAATGCCCTAAGGCCCGTAGGCACATATGCGCCGCGGGCCATTCGGGGACATTGGGGAGCCTAGGGGCCTAATCGGGCCGCGTGTTGCAAAAGCCGTCCCACAGGATACGCATGATCAGCAGATACAGCCCCACGGCGCCGATCACGGCACAAATAAACTCAATCATTCGGACCACTCCTCGCTGTTGTCGAAACCCTCCAGAGCGTCGGGGAGCGGCTGACCTTCATGCGCGGGATAGAACGGTGCTGCGAACATGCCGCAGCCATCCGTCACGTCCCCGCAGTCAATGCCGACCTTATCAGCGAGGGTTTCCGCCATAGCGGTGCTGATGGCCTCTATGGCCTTTTCGAAGCGGCGAGCTTCCTTCGGAGCACCCGCGACGCGGAGAGCTTCAAGCATTTCCGAGATGGTGAGTTGATAGGCCATGTGCGTCCCCTCGATTACTTGCCGTTAGCAGCGGTAGCTGCGCTACCTGTGCGGTATGCGGCCAATTCGGCCTTGCGGATCGCTGCGATGATTTGCTTATGGCTCATTGTGTTCCCCTTAGAATTCGCGAGTGACGTGGAAGTGCAGGCCATTGATCAGGTTGGCGTCGGAGATGGACACAAGGCCCTCCGCCTCGAACTCACGGGCCGCGCGCTCGAACGTATGGCCCTTGCGGATGAGGACGTTCTGCCCCCGGTTGATCTGGTTCTTGAGGATGTCGAAAAGAGCATTGCGCTCCTTAAGTGTCGCCTTGGTCATTGTGTTGCCCCTGGGCTGTTAGTGCCGAGTGCCGATTGGCTGCCTCGTGTGCATGCATCTAAGGGCCGTTCGGTCCCCCGCGTCAACCGAAATGATGCGTGTGGATACGCATGGCAGCTATGCATTCGTGAGTGAGCTAGGAGGGCCGTAGAGAGGCCTTAGGAGCGCGGGCTATCCCACTAGCCCTAACGAGAACGAACGAATCCACGGGGCTCGCTGGGGCTCCTAGGGCCTATTCAGCCGGTGTCGCCTATATAAGGCCGACCATCCCACCCGCTACGTAATAAAGTTGCGCGGCTTAGGCCTGATGGCGCAACAATCTATCGCGCAACAATATTGCTCGAACACCGCTCAATGCGCAATGTCGTTACGCGCCTATACGCGCCCCCGTATACCGAGGGCCTATACGCCCACGCGTATGCCCTGTGTCGGTTATGATAACCGGAGGAAACACAGCGATGCCAAGGGGATAAGGGGTCTGCGGGGGAATGGCGCGGGGGACTAGGGGAAAAAATGAGCCTCTCCCGACGAAAGGGATCCTAATTTGGCGTCAAGCCCCGACGCGGCTTCAAGCTTCCTTGGCTTGAAGGGCCGCCGCCGCCTAGCTCACGACTGCCGTGTCTCCCTCGGCGCGCCGGGCCCCAGGATCCCATCGGTCGCCGCGGTCTTTGGGTCCCATCCGCGGGTCCCATCTGGGCAACATTGTGTCCTAGAGGGGTACCACATGTAGGGCCCCTAAGCCGAACAAGGCACTAGAGAGGTGCCTTTCGTAGCAATATCAAAGGGATAACAGGGAAGCGTGACCCCTTATACACCAGAGGCGCCGATTGATGTGCCTCGCCCCATAGACCAAGTCTAATTTCCAACACAATCGATTACGGACGACCCTGATGACTGACACACGGCCCGTGCTTCTGCGGAAGCGCGTCCCCGGATGGCGTATGCGCCAAATCGACCCTGCGCGCCACGTCGAGCCAGCCAAGCAGGGCGTATCGTACGAGAGCTTCCGGTTCCACAAACGACGCCGGAAGGCAGCCTAATGCCCTTAGAGACAGCTACCACCGTTTCGGACCTAGTCACGTCCAATCCGGCCGCGTCCGATCCGATGGCAAACGCTGACGATCACCTGCGGCTCATCAAGGCGACCCTCAAGGCCACCTTTGGCCACACCGGGGCCCTGACGAACTCTGACAATCAGCTGGTCCCCGCGGCCGGCACCTCGACCAAGCCGGCCTATGCGTTCGCCGCTGAGCCCACCCTGGGCTTCTACCGATCCGGTGCTGGCGTCGTCAGCCTCGCTGGTGGACGCCTCAAGGGCGGTGCCGACACGGGCTCGGTCCAGATGTTCCTCAAGGAGCCCGCTAGCCTCGGCAAGGTCACGACCGACACCGGCAAGGACTATCTTGAGCTGAACGGCGCGACGTACAACGTCAGCGACTATCCGGCTCTCGCCGCGTTCCTCGGTGTCGCCTCGGGCACGTTCGCTGTGCCCAACATGTATGACACTGCGCGCTTCCCTCGCTCCAGGTCAGCAGCAGTCGCTGTTCAAACTTCTCAGTCGAACACCGTGGGACCGCATACGCATCCCGACGTGGCGCCGACGACTAATCCGGAGACGCAGGAACATACGCACCCGTTCAGCGGCAACACGGGCACGGAAAGCAACCTCCACACACATGGCATCACTGGGCCGGCGGCCACTTCGGTGTTCGGCACGCTGCAAGGTGGTGGCACTTCGTTACTCTGGAATGGGACTGCCGCCAACGCCACTGGCAACAACAATCAGGTGCACACCCACCCGTTCAGCGGCACCACTTCTGGCCGCTCTGCCACGCACAACCACACGGTTCTCGTGAGCACGCCTGCGAACATCGGTACGACCGAGACCCGACCCGAGGCAATGGCCTTCGTCTTCGCCGTGAAGACCTGATTTCGCATCGGTCGCCGCGGACCATGGGGGTAAGGGGGCCTTAGGTACTAAGGTTTCCTTACGTCCTCCCCTAAGTAGATTATCTTATAAATTCATAGAAACACCAGTTAGGATTACTCTAAGTCAACCTTAGTGCCCTTGGTGTCATAGACGCCTCAGTCAAAGCAGGTCCGAACCCTGCTCTGAGGGTGTGTATTTTACAGACATCCCAGAACATGACTGACGAGAAGCGTAAGCGTAAGAACGCCGAGTACGTACGTAAGCACTACGCTAAGAACAAAGATAAGCCTGAGTACAAAGCTAAGGCCCTTGCTCGGCGTCTAAGCAAATACGGACTTAGCGTCGAAGATTACATGAACCTACAGCGTGCACAGAACTTCACCTGCGCGCTGTGTTCCACAGAGGATCCGGGCGGTGTTGGGGACTTCCACGTAGACCACTGTCATGAGACAGGTGTCGTGCGGGGACTGCTCTGCTATCACTGCAATACGGGCCTTGGGAAATTCAAAGACAACCCAGAAGTCCTGCGTAGAGCAGCGACTTACATTGAGGCGAACTCGCGTGCCCTTAGCCCGCCTGCGTGACCTTGCCTCTAAGGGCATTGTCACCGATCAAGACCCATACAGCCTTCCGGTCGGTGCATTCTCTGCTGGTGTGAACGTAAGGTTCCGAAACAACAAGATCACCCCAGCGCCGGTGTTCCGCGCCGTGAAGCAGCCGTTGGCGGAAGCCAATCCCCGCTACTCCTTCACCGCAGGCATCGGTAACAGCAACAACGACCTCTTCCTGGGCTATCGCTCGGGCCGTGTCTACTACTACGCCAACGGGGTAGAGGCCGACTACTCCCCCACTGGCTACGTCTCCAGTGACATCGATGCCAATTGGACCTCATACACCATCGGCAACTTGGTCTACGTCAATCGCGAAGACCGCCCGCCGTGGTATCTGCTCCCTGATTCGAACAAGTTCAGAGATCTCAGCGCCGCGTCATACGCAACGCCGGCCGACAAGTGGGACCCAACGTGGTCCGCTAGGATCATCGCTCAGTGCGGTGGTGCAGTCGTCGCTCTCAACGTGACCAAAGGCGCCACAACGTACCCGACGATGGTGAAGACCTCGTCCATCGTGCAGAACGGGCAGTACCCGGCCTCTTGGGACATCACGAACCCCGCCACGCTCGCCTCAGAGAACATCCTGCAGGCCATGGACGGCCAGATCACCGACGCGTGCCAGCTCGGCAGCGACTTGATCATCTACGGCCAGCGCGAAGCATGGCGTATGCACGCTGACGGCTCCATCGAAGTCTTCTCGTACACGAAGCTGTCGTCCGCGAAGGGCGTCTTGAACACGAACTGCTCCATCGAGCTGGACGGCAAGAACTACTGCTTCGGCATCGACGACATCTGGATGCACGACGGCATCTCCGAGGACACCATCTGCGACGAGCAGACCCGCGACTTCATCTTCGGCTCGCTGAACATCTCAATGGCCGACAAGTGCTGGGTGCAGTTCAACCCGCGCCTCAACGAGATCATGTTCGGTTACGTCTCAGGCGATCCACTCGTGAAGTTCAAGGACGTCAACGGCTGCAATCGCGCCGCGGTCTACAATCTGACCACCAAGACTTGGTCCTTCAACGACATGCCGTCCATCTACTCGTACGATGATGGCCCGGTGTCCAACCTGCTGACCTATTCGGCCGCTACGGCCTCCTATGAGGACGTTGGCGGTTCGTATCAGGATCAGGAAGACGGCGGCAAGCGCGTCACCGTGTGCCTGGGCGACGGCAGCACCGAGTACGGTCTGCAGCCCACGCTCTACGCCTTCGACGTGTTCGGGCAGGGCTCTGTTGCTCCGTATCCGGTCGACGTCAACGCCACCGCACCGGTCTATCTGGAGCGCACGGGCCTCGACCTCGACGAGCTGGAAGCCGAGCTGCGCCAGTACAAGCTCCTGCGCTCCATCTATCCGCAGGCGCGTGTCGATACCTCAGGCGGCAACTCCCTGATGATCTCCGCAGGCTCCTCGGACGACCCGAATGCCGACGAGCCCAACTGGGGCGACTATCAGCCCTACGATGGCGTGGACAACCAGAAGATCGATGTGAACACCGAGGGCCGCTGGCTCGCGCTGCGGATCCTGTGGAATGACTTCCGCACCTTCGTGCTCACAGGCTTCGACCTCGACATCAGAACCACAGGCGGGCGCTAATGGCCTCCAAGGCAGTCACTTACGTTCCTCGGCCGATGGGCACGCTCGACGCCAACCCGCAGAAGTATCTGCAGGCTGAGCTTGCGAGCATCTCGCAGAGCATCAAGACCATCATCGCCGAGATCGTGAAGATCGAAACGATCCTAGCGTCCCACGGGTTGTCATGACGTACTTCAAGCGTTGGCAGTTCTCGATAAACGAGGGCTACTTCCCGAACATCCACGTGAACTTCCGCACGGGCTTCGTCTACGTTGCACTCAGCGACCGCCTCCGGTGGCACAATGGACCTCGTTAAGACGCACCTCGCGCACCAGACGGACTACTGCACGTTCGAACTCGACGAATACCGGGATGAGGCGGGGGCGCAAATGCTCCTCGCCCATCTCCGCGTACACAAGTGGTCGGCCAAGTATCTCAAGCGCATCCAGAATGACTGGGCGGTCTTCCGCAGTATTGTAACTGGAACGCTTTTCGCCAGCCCCATGACCGACGATCCCAAATGGGAACGCTTCGTGCGCATGATGGGCTGGCGGTCCTTCTCGACGGTGCTCTGCCACGATGGCATTGAGCGCCCTCTCTACATTCATACAATCTAGGAACCCAAATGGGCTCGTCCACTCAAGAGACCTCTAAGAACGAGAGCACGACCCCGTGGGCTCCGCAGGCCGCCGCGCTCTCTGATGCGTTCACCAAGGCCCAGACGGCCTATGGTCAGGCATCGCAGGCGAAGGCTCCCACCGATTTCGTCGCGCAGTTCACGCCGCAGCAGCTGCAGAACTTCCAGTCGATGTTCAACTACGGCTCGGGCAACACCTCGGCCGCAGGCACAGCAGCAACTGGCGGCGCCCTGCAGACCGCAGGCACCAGCGCGACCCAGGGGGCCCTTAGCGGCCTCACGAATTACGATCCGACCAAGCTGAACAACACGCAGTCGATCAGCGACGCCGCAAACCAGTACGTCTCCGGCCAGAACATCGACGCGCAAGTCAACAACGCGATGCTCAACGCGCGCCAGACGGCACGCGACGTGACCCTTCCGGGCATTGAGCAGAACGCAGCGATCAGCGGCAACTCCAACAGCTCGCGCACTGGCATCGCCCAGGGCCTCGTCGAGCGTGGTCTTGCTCAGCAGTCCGCAGACCTCGGGGCATCCCTACGGTCCCAGGCGTATCAGCAGGGCCTCGGCCTCGCATCGTCCAACGCCAACGCCAACAACGCCAACAGCCTCGGTGCTCTCTCCTCCGCAGCTGGTGCCGGCACGAACGCCGCTAACTCCGGTGTCAACGCCTCGTCTTCCGCGATCAACGACCAGGGCAACCTGTTCAATCTCGCAGGACAGGGCGCCTCAGGGCAGCAGCAGGCCACCCAGGCGAACCTCGACAATCAGCAGGCGCAGTTCCAGAGCGGCACCCAGTCGCCCTACGCGGCCCTCCAGGGCCTCATGGGCATCATCGGCGCCAACAACTGGGGCTCCAACAGCACTGGTACCTCGACGACCACGAAGTCCCCGAGCGCCTTCGAAACCATCGGCGGCCTTCTGGGCGCTGGTGCGAGCGCCGCGAAGCTATTCTCCGACGAGCGCCTCAAGACCGACATCAAGCGTGTCGGCACGCTCGACAACGGCCTCGCTGTCTACACCTTCCGCTACCGCGGCTCGTCGAAGATCCAGATGGGTCTCATGGCGCAGGACGTCGTCGAAGTGAAGCCCGAAGCCATTGAAGACTTCGGCTCCTACATGACCGTCGACTACGAGAAAGCAACAGCAGCATGAACGGGAGCCCTAACCGCGCCACTTCTTGGCTCAGTTGGGCCCAGGCTCCCCGCGAACAGGGCGGCCTCGGGCTCGCTCCGCACCAAGCGGCCGGCATCGTCGGCAACCTCGTCCACGAGAGCGGTCAGGATCTCAACCCTTGGGGTCCGACCGGCGACAACGGCACCGCCTGGGGCACCGCGCAGTGGCGTGGTGATCGCCTCGCGCGCCTCAAGGCCCGTCCGGACTATCAGACCGTTGAGGGCCAGCAGGCCTTCATGCGTGAAGAGCTGGACGGCTCCGAGAACAAGGCCTACCGCGCGCTCCAGTCCGCGAAGACGCCTGAAGAGGCCGCGCATGCCTGGGACGCTCTCTACGAGCGCTCAGACGGCGCGACGCGCTCGCAGCGCATGGCCTCGGCGCGCCAGCTTATGGCGCAGTTCGGCGGCGCGGGTGGTTCATCTGAAGCCCCTGGCGCCCTCACGACCGCATTCGCACCTACAGAAGAGAAGTCCACCTCCATGCCCGCACTCAGTGCAGACAACGCGCTAGGTATCGGCGCGCTGAGCCCCGAGCCCCCGAAGGGTCTCCTAGGCCTCAACGTGAGCGACAATACCTACGACGGCCTGATGGGCATCGCATCGTCGCTCTCCGGCATCAGCAACCCTGATCAGGCGAAGGCGCTCATCGCGCAGCAGGCGGCCAACAAGAAGGTCGCTGGCGACACCGGCACGTGGTCGGTGCAGACGTTCCCGAACGGCACGGCCATGTACGTCAACAGCAAGGACCCGCGCAGGTCGATTGCTATCCCCGGCAACTTCGCGAAGCCGCAGGACGACGAATACGAGAAGGCCGCGAAGATCGCAGGCGCCAAGTCCAATCAGGACTACGGCGACAACGTTGCCCAGCAGGCCACCAACGCCAACGGCTTGGCCAGCGACGTCGCTGAGCTGCGACGCGTGTTCTCCAATCCCGCGGTCTACCAAGGCCAGGGCGGTGAGTGGGTGCAGAGTGCCCGCAAGCTGTACGCAGGCGTCACAGGCGACACCGCAGGCGCCCTGAACATTGCAGACGGCGACATCGCCAAGGCGCTCAGCAACAAGCTCGCGCTCAAGCTCGTGCAGGACAACGGCGCAGGCAAGCTGCTCCCCGGCTCGTTCTCGGACAGCGACCGCGACTTCGTCAAGCAGATGTCCACGTCGCTCAACAACGATGCCGGCGCCAACCAGCGCATGCTCGACATGTACGACCGCGTGGTCGCTCGCGCACAGCAGGCCGAACAGGCCCGTGCAGCTCACCTCGACGCCAACGGCGGCATCTACCGGCCGAGTGTGAAGAGCGAGATCGGCGCGCTGCAGAAGCAGTGGGCGGCTGAGGACAAGGCGCGCAACGCTGCCGAAGCCAAGGCTGCACCCGCCGCCGCGCCCGCCAAGGCCAACACCAACACCTTCAAGACCAAATCAGGCGTCACCTGGAGCTACTAAATGCCCACCCTCACGATCAACGGGAGGCCGGTCACTGTCGACGACAGCTTCCTAAGCCTCCCGCGTGAGGAACAGGACGCGACCGTCGAAGAGATTGCCAAGTCCATGCCTGCACAGGAGCCCTCGGGCGCCATGGCCGGCCTCAAGCACGGCGTATCGCAGGTCGCTCACGGCGTCGCCGAGACTGCCAAGCAGAACTTCGGCGTCGGCGACGGCTTCGACAAGCGCGACCCCAACTACGTCCCCGCGGACCCGTACAAGCCGAGCCAGTGGGGCCAGCTCATCGCTGAGAACCTCCCGAGCATGGGTGGTGCCATCGCAGGCGGTAAGGCCGCAGCGGCCATGGCCCCCGGCAAGCTCAAGATCCCTGCAGCCCTCCTGGGCGCAACGGGTCTCGGCTGGCTCATGTCGGCCGGTGACACCATCAAGGAACGCGCGGCCAACAACGGCCACGACGAACCGACGCTGCAGGACAAGGTCATCGGCAACCTGACGTCAGGCGCGGCATCCGCGGCCGGCGCAGTGCCCGCTGCACGCCTTGTCCCTGGCCTCAACAAGGTGACCGGGGCAGGGGCCTCCGCAGCTGTCAACGCTCTCACGCGCGCCGGCACCACGGTTGGTACGGGCGTCGCTGGCGGCGCTGCTGCAGACCTCGCCAATCAGGTCGGCACCACGGCCGGCACCGATCAGGGCCTCACTGTTGATCCTTCGCGGGTCGGCGGCTCAGCCATCACTGGCGGTGTCATGTCAAGCGCCCTCGGATCGCCCGCGCTCGCTGGTGACCTCACGCGCGCCGCATCGCTCCGCAAGTTTGTCGGCGATAACGAAGCCGCGTCCAAGAACTACGCGACACGCCTTGAGGCGGCCGGTAACGGCGAACTCGGTAAGGCCAAGGTCGACGAGAGTGCTCACCAGCGCGTGCTGGCCGACCTCAAGTCCGAGCTGGGCGCCTCTGCCGCGAACGTCGACAAGCAGGGCACGCTCTCCCAGGAGGCCAAGAACTCGCTCAGCGCCCTCCAGCGCGGCGAGAAGGTCAACCCCGACGAGATCGCACGGATCGAACGCGAGGTCGCTGGTGCTCCTGACGGAGCGAACACGGCCTTGCTGTCCCGCACGTTGCACGTCGCCGACATGGCGGGCGAGCGCGGCGGCCACAGCAATCGCGGCTGGGCTGGCGGTCTGTCCGGTGTGATGGACAAGAACCTGGGCTTCCTGTTGAACCCCGCGCGTCTCGCGGGTGGTGCGGCAGCGACGGCCCTCGGCATGCATCTCCTCGGCACAAGCAACCCGCTGTTCGGTGGGGCGCTCGCCGGCACCTATGGAGCCGCGCGCATCGTCGACAACCTGACGGGCATGCGCTCGCCGGGTAAGACGTTCGCCGACCACTTCGCCGACCGCAACGCTCAGCTCCGCGTCCCCGCGCAGCAGCCCCAGGCTCCAACGCCCCCGCCACCTCCTGGCGGTCAGGCTCAAGGCCCGTGGGGACCGAAGCCCCTTCCGCAGCAGTCCGTGCCCCAGGCAGGCCCGCAGCCCACCGCACCCGCGGCGCCGCAGGTCCCCCTGACGCCCGGTACACTCCCGTGGAAGGCGCCGCAGGTCACGCAGCTCCCGAACATCAGCCCGATAGCGCTGAACAATCTGCAGCAGACACTCAAGGCTGGCCTTCCTGCAGCTCCCTCCGCGGAGCCCGCAGCACCGCCGCCCGCACCGCAGATCGACCCGCTGAACCTCCCGACCTCGATCACAAAGACCGCGAAGAACCTCATGGGCGGTCACGCCAAGGTTCAGGAGATCCGCGAGAAGGAGCAGGCACGCACCGCCGTCGCCGGCCTCCAGTCTCCTCTGGTGGAAGACGCGCCTCTCGACGTCACGCAGAACCCGATGGTCGGCAAGCGAGCCTCACAGCTCGTGAGCGCTGCCAACGCCCTGCGCAAGTACACAGGCGCTGACGTCGCCGAGCGTGAGCAGGCCCAGGCTGAAGCCCAGGCCGCGCGCGAAGAGAAGTCCGCCGCCAAGGAAGAGAAGCGTGCCCAGCGTGACGCTGAGCGCAAGGCTGAGAAAGAGAAGACCGCAACCGAACGTGCGCAGGCTATGGCCCAGCGCGCCCAGGTGAAGGCGGAAGCCGCCGCTGCCAAGGCCGAACAGGTCAAGCAGAAGGAAGCCGCGAAGGTCGAGCTGGCGAAAGCCAAGGCCGAAGCAAAGGCCGCCACCGACAAGGTGAAAGCCGCTGCCGCGAAGGTCAAGGCGCCGAAGGCCGCCCCTGAGGCGCCCGCGGAAGCCGACGTCTCCTACGAGCCGTTCTCTGAAGAGCATCTGTATCCCAAGGGCATTAGCCCGCAGGAGTATGCGCGCCTGGAGGCGTCCCGCAAGGGCACCGACAACGACGTGTATATCGCCAGGGCCGAAGCGTCCGAGCAGAAGCGTCAGGGTATCGCCCAGAGCCTCAAGGCCAAGTTTCCGAAGGAAGCTCACATCATCGACTGGCTACAGCGCGAGCTGCAGCGTGTCGGCACCAATCCCGCGCAGATCACCCGAGCGGTGAAGTACGCGCAGGACAACGTGAACGATGCCGGCCTCATGAAAGCATTGGACGCATTCAAGTGACAAAGACGCCCGCGAGGGGGGCCAAGAAATACAAGAAGGTCCCCCTCTTTGGCCGAGTAGACAAGCGCAGGCAACCGCGTCCCGACATCAGCGCCCTCAAGAAGGCGCAGTGGGAAGACCCGGAGTTTCGCGCGCGTCATGCGGAGGCTCTCAAGGCCTCGCACAAGGCCGACCCCACCAAACACTCTCGCGCAGGTGTCCCCACCGGGCACACGCGTGAATCCGTGGCGCCCCTATGGGAGCGCGCACGCGAACTAGCAGACAGGTTTATCCAGATCATGAAAGACAAAGGCGAACTGCCTGAATACGAGTTTGTCGATGTCGATGTGGACGGTGATGTGCATAACGTCAAGGTCCCGACCAGCGACAACGGCAAGGCCGAGGCCGCGCTGAAGGAATGCTTCGTGCTCGCGGTAGGCCCCAGCGATCAGAAGATCAAGATCCAGGCGATCAACACCATCCTCAACTTCACGAAGGCTAAGCCTGAGAGCAAGTCCAAGCTGACGCTCAACAAGGCCGAGGACTTCCTCGACGAGATCATCCGCGGCGATGACTGAGGAGCTGACTGAGAGCCAGAAGAAGGCTCGCAAGCGGCTCTACGACGACTTCGCGTTCTACGCGCGCCATTGCATCAAGATCAGGACGAAGCAGGGCAAGATTGCCCCGCTCGTTCTCAATCGCGTGCAAGAGCGCTTCATGGAGCGCGTGCTCGCCCAGTTAGAGCACAACGGCAAGGTCCGCATGGTCGTGCTTAAGGCGCGACAGCAGGGCCTCTCCACCGTCATCTCGGCCCTTCAATATTGGTGGCTGTCTCAGCGCAAGGCCCAGAAGGGTCTCGTCATGGCTCACGAGAGTGAGAGCACGACGTCGCTGTTCGACATGTACCGGCGTATCCACGACAATGTTCCCGACATCGTACGCCCTTCGACGAAATACTCATCGCGGTCAGAACTCGTTTTTGACAAACTGGACAGTGCGCTTCGCGTTGCTACTGCTGGTGGTCGCGGTGTTGCGCGCGGTGAAATGCTCACGTTCGCTCACCTCTCTGAGGTAGCGTTCTGGCCCCCCGCATTTGCCAACAACAACTTCAACGGTCTCGTCCAGGCTATCCCTGAAGAGAGTGGCACGTTCATCTTTCTGGAAAGCACTGCTCAAGGTGTGACCGGAAAGTTCTACGAGATGGCTCAAGGCGCCGACCGCGCCGACCAGCACTGGAACGGCTACGAGCTGTTCTTCTCTGCGTGGTACGAGAGTGCCGAGTATCGCGAGACTGCGCCTGCTGACTTCAAGCGGACGCCCGAGGAAGAGGACCTGATCGCAGCGTTCTCCGATAAAGGGCTCACCTCCAACGACCAACTTTACTGGCGTCGTAAGAAGGTGGCGACGAACGGGCTCGACCTGTTCAAGCAAGAATACCCGGCGACCGCCGAAGAGGCCTTCCTCTCGACCGGCCGCCCCATCTTCAACAACGAGTACGTCACCGAGCGCCTTCGCACCCCGAAGGCTCCCGAGACGATCATGGCTGTCGAAGAGACCTACGACGAGAAGAACGGCCGACCGCTGCCGCTGCGAGTGCTCCGAGAGCATGCCCGTGGTGAGCTGAAGGTCTACCGACCGCTCGACCCGAAGGAATCGTACGTGATCGGCGCCGACGTGGGCATGGGCCTGCGCCAGGGCATCAAAGGCAAGAAGGACGGGGACCCGAGTGTCGCCCAGATCCTCGACAGCCAGATGCGCCAAGTCGCCGTATGGCGTGGCCTCTGCCACCCCGACGTATTCGCGAAGATCCTTGAGACGCTGGGCTACCACTACAACAGCGCCACCATCGCGCCCGAGCGTAACAACCACGGCCTCGTGACCTGCGTGCAGCTGCGCGACAGCAACTACCCGTATCTCTACACAGAGCAGACGGAAGGCACGCTCGATGCCGACAAGGACACCATCAAACTGGGCTTCTACACCAGTGAAGCTTCCAAGCCTCTGATCATCGACAAGCTCCGTGCGCTCGACCGTGAGCGCGAAATCGAAATCAACGACGAGACCACGCTGAAGGAAATGAAAACCTTCGTCGTGAGTGAGAACGGCAAGATGGAAGCCGAGGCCGGCACACACGACGACTGTGTGATGGCGCTCGCCATCGCCGCGTACATTCACGAGGGCAAGTGGCGCCCCGTTGAGGTCTCCGACGAGTTCTACTCAGAAGCAATTTAAAGGACAATGGCCAAGAAGCCAGCTATTCTAACGTTCGAGGAGATCTACGCCAAGGTCTCCGCGAAATCGACAAGCAGTGTTAGCTGGTTCGACAGCCGTCTCGCCCGAGAGCGTGAACGCGTCACCCGCTACATCAACGGCGATCTACCCAAGCGCACCAGTGAGGGGTCAAGCTCCTACGTCTCGTCGGATGTTTTCGACAGCGTAGAAATGCAGCGCTCTCAGCTGCTGGAGGTGTTCGCAGGCGGCGACCACATCGCGCAGTTCGATCCTGATCAGGACATGAATGCCGAGATGTGCCGGGTCGCAACCGAGTATGCGTCCTACGTCATCTTCCGCGCCAACCCCGGCTTCAACATCTTCAGCAGCGTCATGTACGACGGCCTCACGGCCCGTGCAGGCATCGCGAAGATCTACTGGGAAAAGAAATACGACTACGCCGAAGAGACGTTCGGTCCCATCTCGTATGAGGACGCGCACGCTCTGGCCTCCCAGGACGACGTCGACGAGTTCAACGCCGACCTCGATCCGGCCACCGGAGGCTTCTCGGGCACCCTGACGCGCAAGAAGGATGTCAGCAAGACCTGCATCGATCCAATCGCTCCCGAAGAGTTTCTGATCGAGCCCCTGGCCACTTGCATCCTCGACGCCAAGTACTGCGGCCACCGTACGCCCAAGACGCGCGCGGAGCTGATCGAGATGGGCATCAAGAAGTCCATCGTGATGTCGCTGCCGGCCGACGAGGCCAAGGAGCTGCAGTTCAGCCCTGAGGTGCTCGCGCGCAACTCGCCGACGCACAGCAACGACGCAGACACCGATCCCATCGACAGCTCACAGGAATACATCGTCCTGTACGAGAGCTACGTGCGTATGGAGATCGACAGCTCTAAGGGCGCTCGTCTCTACAAGATCCTCCACGCAGGCGGCAAGATCCTCGAGGAGCCTCAGGAGGTCGACAAGGCCCCGTTCCTGGCCTACGTGCCGCTTCCTTTGCCTCACGTCTTCTACGGCCACAACTTCGCGGCCCGCGTGATCCACACGCAGAACGCCAACACGGTCCTCTTCCGCGGCGTGCTCGACCATACGGCTATCACCACCAACCCGCGTTACGCTGTGGTCAATGGTGGCTTGATGAACCCGCGTGAGCTTCTCGACAACCGCCTCGGCGGCATCGTGAACGTTCGCCGGCCGGACAGCGTCGCACCGTTCGTGCAGAACCCGCTGAACCCGTACGTCTTCCAGACGATGAACGTCCTCGACGCCAAGAACGAGAAATCGACGGGCATCTCTGCGCTCTCTCAGGGCCAGAACAAGGACGCCATCTCGACCCAGAACTCCAAGGGTCTGGTCGACAACATGATGAAGGCCTCAGGCCAGCGCGGGAAGATCATGGCGCGTAACTTCGCCTTCAACTTCCTCGTGCCCCTCATGCTTGAAGTGGTTCGCCTCGGCATCGTCTACAAGGACAAACGCGTCATCCAAGTCGCGGGTGCTCCTCTGCAGATCGACGCAGAGACGTGGACCGAGCGCACGACCTGCACCGTCTCCCAGCACCTGGGCTACGGCGAGAAGGACATGGCCGCCAACGAGCTGGCTATGGGCTACAAGGAAATGGCCGGCGATCCCGGTCTCGGTGGCATGTTCGGACAGAAGCAGCGTTACGAGATGCTGCACGACATCGGCAAGCTCAAGGGCTTCAACCGGTTCGCCGCTTACCTCGATCCCAACGCGCAGCCTCCGGGTCCTGACCCGCTCAAGGTTCGCGAGCTGGACATCAAGGAGAAGGCAGTCGACGCCTCTATGGCATCTGTCAACGTCAAGCAGGCCGCAGACAACCGTCTCTACGCTGCCACGCAGTCGAAGCTGGAGCAGAGCGCTGCTCAGATCCACCTCGACGCGCTCAACATGGACCGCACCAACGACCGCCAGGACGCCGATACTGCCGCCCGCATCCAACTGGGTGAGGAGCAGCTCGACGTCGAACGGGAGAAGATCGCGGCCACAGAGCGCACCGCTGAGCGCAACGCGGCGGCTAAGGCTGCTCAACCGAAGGGACCGTCAGCGTAATGGTCTACAATCCACGTATGGGTCAGCTGGGGTCTTCGGGCCCCAGCGGCTCCTCTATCTCGGACGTGATCCGCACCATCCGTGATGCGGTTCACAACCACACCAGCCCGAGCCGAGTGCTCGACACGATGTGGCGCGGCGGGCCTTTCGCCCCCGCAGCCGGCATGGCCGGGCAGGGCGATGTCCTGAACGACCACAAGGGCTTCTTCAGCAACCTGCCGGCCGGCGCACCTGCGGCCCCTCCGGTGCAGCCGCTCGATGATGCGCCCCAGCGTGGGGTGAGCAGCTTCGGCGGCCCGCAGTCGATGTTCTCGCCGCCCACGTTCCCACATACGTCGGCGCCCGTGCCCTCGGCGATGCAGTCCGCGGCTCCCGCACCTGTCCCAGCACCCACGGCGCAGGCCGCTCCGGTGCCCATTCCCCAGGCGCGTCCCGCAGAGGCCCCGCAGGCCCAGCCTGACACAAGCTTCTTCATGCGCAACGCGATGTCGATGCGCGACCCTTCCACCGGAGAGCTGATCGACCCGAGCGGCGCCTCAAGCGTCCGCGGGCCCGACCTCATCTCCAAGATGATGGCGTATCTGCACAACAAGGCATGAACGACGACACGATCCTCGCACTCGGCGGCTTCTCAAAGGAGCTGCTGGGTGTCGAGAACTTCCAGGCTCTTGTGGCCATGTTCCGACAGCAGTGCGCTGCCGACATCCTCAAGACGCAACCACACGAGACCAAGCGGCGCGAATATCTCTACGCGACGTCGCAAGGCTTCGACGAGTTTCTCGGGCTCATGGCGCATTTCGCCGAGGCCTTCGACAAGCGCCCGCAACACCAAGACAACACCCCTCATGTCTCCGCTCCAGATCCGATTGATGATCCGAGCGTTCACGACATCTATGACGGATACCCGAACTGACCATGCCAGCCATCCAGACGGACGCTGCTAACCTGACGAATGAATACCCGAACGCAATCGACGGTGACGAAAACATCCTCGACGCGTTCATGACCGACCCTGAAGAGGGTGACGACGCTGACGAAAAGCAGCCATCGGACAAGGTCAAAGACGAAGAGAACAACCAGCCCGACGCTGACGACGAGGAAGCCTCCGAGGAAACTCCAGAGGACGAGACGGACGAAGACGGCGAGCAGGAAGACACGGACGAAGGCAAAGAGGACGAAGGCGACGAACAGTCGACCATCGAAATCAAGGATGACCACAAGTTCAAGATCACCGTTGACGGTGCCGAACAAGAGTTCACCCTTGGCTCCCTGAAGCGCCTCGCCGGTCAAGAGGCCTCTCTTACCCGCAAGTCCCAAGAGGTCGCCGAAGTCCGCAAGGCCGTCGAGGCAGATCAAGCGAAGAACATCGCTGCCTACGACATCATGCTGAAGCGGTCGACCGAGCGCGCGAACCAGTATCGCGAGCTGCCGTGGACGCAGTTGCTGAAGGACCCGAACGTCCCCGCCGACCAGCTCCAGGCCCTCCAGGCCGAAGCTCAGAAGGCGTACGAGGACGAGACGTTCCTGAAGAACGAACTCGACGGCTTCATGCAGAAGGTGTCTGCCAATCAGTTGGCGGCACGCCAGACCGCGGCCCGTGATTGCCTCAAGGCGATCAACACCGCCGACAGCCCGCACCACATCAAGGGCTGGAACGAAGCGCTGTACAACGACATCCGCAGCTTCGCTACCGAGCAGGGCCTCGACAAGGAGATGGTGAACAACCTCACCGATCCTGGCGCCTTCAAGATCCTCCACATGGCCATGCAGTTCAAGCGTGGCTCGACGAAGGTCGTGACCCAGAAGGTCAACAAGACCCCGACGAAGATCGTGAAGAACTCTGCATCCGCACCCGCCGCGCGCTCCAGCGCGAAGACCGTGACTGTGAAGCAAGCCTCATCGAAGGCCATCAAGTCCGGCTCGCAGGACGACGCGATCAACGCATTCGAAGCCATGTTTAGTGGCGACGACTAAACCACCCTCTTTTTAAGAAGACATTTCCGAACTATGGCTAATTACCAGACGTACCAGATGGTTGGCATCAAGGAGCAGGTCTCCGATGTGATCACCAACCTGAGCCCCCGTAAGACTCCTTTCCAGAACGGCATCGGCAACGAGAAGGTCACCCAGCCGCTGTTCCAGTGGCAGGAAGACAGCCTGCGCGCCCCGGCGACCAACGCTGCGGTCGAAGGCGCGGACGCATCCTTCATCACCGTTGTGCCGACCGTCATGCGCAACAACTACACGCAGATCTTCACCGAAGCCGTGCAGGTCTCCGACCGTGCGGACATCGTGTCGACCTACGGCCGTAAGCGCGAGATGGCCTACCAGATGGCCAAGTCCTCGGCCGCGATCAAGCGTGACCGTGAGATTGCGCTGATCGGCAACGCCCAGGTTAAGGCCGCGGGCTCCAGCTCGGTCGCCTCGACGATGGCGTCGTTCCAGCAGCAGCTCGACAGCACGACCGTTACCTACACTGGCGGCGCTGCCACCCCGCTGTCGGAGGCCCTGCTCGTCACCGCGCTGCAGAGCGCGTTCGTGGCCGGCGCAGAGCCGACCCGCATCATGGTCACCCCGTCGAACTCCGTGGTCCTCGCGGGCTTCGCTGCGGCTGCTGGCCGTTACCGCACCATCACCGGTTCGGACAGCAAGAAGATCGTCAACGTCGTCAACCTGTACGTCTCGCCGTTCGGTGAGCAGAAGGTCGAGATCAACCGCTGGCTCAAGGCCAAGAACACGCTGATCTACGATCCCGACATGTGGACGAACGTCACCCTGCGCCCGTGGGAGCGCAAGGAGCTGGCGAAGACCGGCGACAGCACGAAGGCCATGCTGCTGGGCGAGTTCTCGCTCAAGCACAAGAACTTCTTCGCGTCGGCCGCGGTCATCGAAGCGGCTTCCGGCTTCTAAGTGAATTGGGGCTCCATCTCTTCCGTATGGGGATTTGGAGCCCCTTTTTTTCCATAGAGAATTTATGTCTGCAGAAACTTTCCACGAGGAACCGCAAGTCCTCGACACGCTCGTCTCGTTCGACGAGGACCGCTCGACCGGCGAATTGATCGTCAAGCGTGAGCAGGAAATCGACGACGATTGGTTGTCCGAGATCCGCAAGCAGAAGGTCGACAGCGCGAACCAAAAGGCTGGTGACTTCTACCACGTCGCCTCGATCCCCGTTGAGGTGGTCGATGAGCTGATGCGCCGATACGGCTTCGACGTCATGACCGCACCCGTGCGCGAGACGCTGAAGATGCTCCAGCGCTATGCGCTCGACGACTTCATCCTGACCAACAAAAGAATCTAAGAAGAACTCACCAACGTGACCCTCGGAGAACTTAAGACCCATTTCAAGGCGATGCTCAACAACAACGTCGTCAACAAGTCGGACGCGTTGGTGAGCCTCTTTATCAACCAGTCGATCATGCGCATGCAGCGGGAGCTTCGTGTCCCGTTCATGGAGAAGCAGATCCTCTACACGATCCCTGCCGACTTCACGAAGCTCGCGATCCCCTCGGATCTGCTGGAGCTTGGTGCCATCATGGTCGACACGGACAACGACGGCATCCTCGAATATCAGCTGCGGAAGTCCTCGCTGACGCAAGTCGTGTCGGATAGCCAGCTCGGCGGCAGCGTGCCCCCGCGCCGCTACACGCGCCAGGGCGGCAGCTGGATCCTCGGGCCCAGGCCTGGTGAAGGCTCCAAGGTCCTCATCCTCTACTACGCCGAGTTCGCAGCCGTGAGCGCGGACGGTGACACCAACACGGCCCTCAAGGTCGCGTGGGACGCTGTGCTCTACGGGGCGCTCGCCGCGGCCTACAGCTACCTCAAGGACGTCGAGAACCGTGCGGAGGCCGAGGCCACCTACACCCAGATCACAATGAACCTGCAGAAGATGGCAGACGCTGACGAGCTGGCCGCAGACGCGGTCATGGCGCCGGCCCTGGCCCTCGACACGGATGGCGGATGGTAACCTCTTCATTCTTC